GTCCGCGTTCATGTTCTCCATCATCTTGGTCTCGGCCTGTTGGATCGAGGTCGTGGCGGTCATCGCCTGAGCGCTGCGCACGGTGGCACTCGGACTCATGATGTTCATGTACCAAGGGTCCTCGTCCTTGACCTCTTGCAGGGTCTTCCCCTGCACGACCTTGGTCATGCCCTCGTGGTACTGGAGCTTCTCGGCGTTCTCGACGTAGCCCTTCAGCGCGCCTTCGGTCAGCTTGTCGATAGCCATGATCGACTTCATCGCGTTGGCCTGGATGCCCGAGAAGTCGTTCGGGCCAGCGTGCACGCCGCCGATGGCGGGGCCACCCTGCGCGGCACCGCCGTCGATGCTCGTGCCGGGTGCGCCGTAGTTGTCGCCCTGTTGAACGACGACCTCGCCGCTCTGGGAGATTGAGAATGAGTCCATGTGTTTCCTTAGTCGTCGGCCAAGCTATTGCTGCCGCTGCTGCCGAAGTTGGCCCCGCCGTTGCTGTCGCCGTCCTTGTAGTCGTAGTCGTTCTGGCCGCTCCACCACTCGCTAGTGCTGGTGTCGGTCTCGCTTTGATTTACGCCGTCCTTGCCCACCGTGGTGCCCTTGCCGCTGCTCTTGCCCCAGAAGGAGCCCGCCGCGTTTCCAAGCTGGCCGGACACAGCGTTCAGGACGTACTGCTCCTTGGTCGGCTTGAAGTCGGCTTGCCACATCGGCGAGATGACCTTCGGCGCGGAGGTCTTGGTGTGGTCTATCGGCGTGAAGACCTGACCCTGATCGAGCGCTGTGATCGCGGCGGGCATGATCCCTGCGCGGGCGGCGAGCATGTCGTAGGTCTTGAGGTCCTCCGCGTGCTCGATGCGCCCCTCGCGGCGTGCCGACGTAGCGGCCATCGCGGTCTTGAGCATGCGCTGTGACGCGCCGCCCGTGCCGGTGGCGGCTGCGGCGGCTGTCATCGCGCCCTGCGTCTCCGCGGCCTGGATGCGGCGCTCCAGCGAGTTGCCTCGCTGTGAGTCCGCGATGCGGTTCAGGTTGGTTGAAGCTGCGTTGAACTTCGACCCGGCGCTCTTGAGGATCGCCTCGGCCTTCGCCGACTTCTGGAAGTTGCCCAGGGCAGCACGGGCCGCGAGCAGGGCGTTGTTCTCGCCACGCAGCGCGTTCGTGATGTTCGCGTTCGTCTCGTTCAGCATGTTCTGAACGTCGATGTTCGCGCTGCCAATGGCCTTCTCTGCGTCTTGCGTGGCGGTGACCACGCGGTACTGTGCCTCCGCGTTGGCGGCAGAGATACCGAGTTGGATCAGACTGCCCATCGTTTTATCCTTGTCGTGAGTGGTTGAAGAATTGGCCGTTCCACGCAATCGCGGTGACGGTCATTGGGAGCCAGCCGTGCGCGGCCACCTTCAGGCGGTGCTCGGAGTTGGCTCGGCCCACAGGGGCCGTGAGGTAGGCATCGGACGCGGGCTGCTGGCCCACGAGGTTGTCGGAGATGCCCACGCGCCGCCCGTTGAAGGACACGACGCGGACGCTGCGCAGCTTCTTGTCGTCGGACAGCCACGCCTCCATACCCCCAGTGTTCGCCACGCGGAAGATGTACTTCGTGATGACGAGGCGACCGTTCACCACAGCCACGCCGTTGCGGTCTCGGGTGTAGGGCGGGGTCAACTCGAAGTACGAACTGAAGGACATGCCCACCACGGCGGGCGGGTTCGCGTCACCTGGGAAGAACTGCGCCTTGAAGGCGTCGTACTTGGCGGTGCTGTCCACCGCTGCGCCCATGTACTTCAGCGTGCCGGATGCGGCGGTGCCCGCTGCGCACAGGCCAGGAGGTGTCCAGAAGCTGCGACCGATGTAGCCGGTGCTGCCCTCGAAGCTCTGCGCACTGCGCTGCATGTCGAGGTACGGCACGTCCGACTCGGAGGCGTCGATGGTGAAGCTCTCGCAGGCCATCCACGTCTGCGCGCCCCTGGTGCGCACCACGAAGGCCAGCAGGACGTTCTGGTACGTCGTCATCGCCAGCAGGCTTCCCACTTGCGGGTCCCACTCCCAGCGCGACCATGCGTCGAACTTGCGGCTCTGCGAGCCCGCCTCGTCCATGTAGCTGTAGAGGTACACGCCGTTGTCATAGCCGTCCGTGCGGACCATCAAGGTGTTCGGCCCGTTGAGGGTCACGGCCTGCGTCGGCTTGCCGCGCATGTAGAGCGACAACTGCTGCGAGACGGGGTAGCTCTCTGGTGTGTCCTGATACAGGCCAAGCTGGAACTGCCGAAGCTCGGCGGCGAACTTGGAGGACCCTTGCTGAAGCGCGGCGGGTCGCCACTTGCCGTAGAACACGAGGTTGCCCTGCGTGACCGGGCGCATGTTCGTCGCGTCGGCCTCGCCAGCGGCGGCGGTCACCGCTGCGCTCTTGGGCGTCATGGCGACACGGCCGGACACGGCGTACTGCTTGCGCTGGCCGAACAGGAACAGGTCCTTGTTGTAGGCAACGGCGTGGTGAATGATGTCGTCCTCCGCGCCGAGTGCATACATCTCTACCGGGTCGTCGTCCGTCACTGTGAGCTTGGACTTGCGGAACCAGTTGAAGTAGTCCCCCGTGCGAGACATGAAGATCACGCCGTTGGCGACCACCACAAGCCGGTCTTGGAACATCGAGATGCAGGTCACGCGCTTGCCGAAGAAGTACGGGAGCCCGCCCTCGTCGGCGGTGCTGCCGCACACGGACTTAGCGAGCCCAGGCACTGTGACACCGGAGGCGGTCTGGAGACTCGCCGCGCTGTCCGCGATGCAGAACGAGTTGCCGCTGACGTGCAGCGCGCCCATGAGGAAGGCGCGGGTGGGGGAGACCTCCTGGCCTGCGCCCTCACGCCACGTCACGTTCTGGTAGTTCACATTCGCGGGGTCGTCCGGGACGGCACGCATGAAGTACGGCTCTGCGCCCTTCGGGGTGATCTTCACCACCTTGTTCGGGTAGTGCTTGCCGGACAGCTTGATCGGGTCGTCGAGTTCGTTGAACACGACGCGGAAGTTGTCGCCGTCCGCGCCATCACTCGACTGCGCGGCGCTGATGTTACTGAGCAAGATGGTGCCGCCCGAGGGCGCGGCGTTGACGAAGCCCTGGGCAGCGAAGCTGGCGCACAGCTTGTTCACGATGTTCTGCGGTTGGATGTCCAGCATGGCATCGCCGATCCACTTCGTCACTGCCGAGTTGTAGGCGTACACGCGGTCGTTGACCCACTTCTGGTAGTTGGGGTCTGCGGCCGAGAGGTCCGAGGTGTCCAGCAGCGCGGGGTAGCTGGAGGCCATCGTCGTGTAGGCGGCGGTCACCGCTGCGCCAGTGTCGGCGCGCTTGATGGTGAGGCTGTACGTGCGGCTGTACTGCCCGGTGCGGACCGTGCCCACACCGATCTGATTCGTGGCCGCGTACTTGTCGACGACCGTGTACGTCGGCGAGACGCCCGTGCCCGCGAACAGCACGTACTGGCCCGCCGAGCCGCACGCGGAGATACCGCCCGACTGCCAGGACGACACGTCACCGCCCGTGACCACCGGCAGGAAGCGCTGACCGGTCTTGTCGAAGCAAAACATGAATGGCAGGGTGGAGCCACCTGGGCGCGCTGCTGTGGGGTACAGCACGGCGTATTCCTTGCCGTCGATGAAGAAGCTGTGCTCGCGGTACGTGCGGAGGTACGCCCGGTCCACATCGGACAGCGCGGCCATACCGGCGATCTGATACTCGGCGAGCGTCTTGGAGCCCTGGCGGCGCGAGAGGCCGCGCACGGGGTCCGAGACCATGTTGACCTGCTCGTACTGCTGGCCTGAGAGACGTTGGTGTGGCACCTGCTCGGAGACGCCGCGCACGACGGACTCGAAGCTGCCTACGACTTTGGTCATGGTTAATTCCTACGGTTGAGTCCCATCAGGGAGAGGGGCCGGATGCGGCGCAGCTTCTCCGCGACTCCGGGGCTGTTGAACATGTTTGCGTTGCTGTTGCGGATGTCCTGCGCGCTCAGGGAGGCGTTCACCAGCTTGTAGGTCTGATGAAGCTCTTGGTAGCGCATGGAGTCCGCGTCGTAACGCGCTTGGAAGTCGAGCCAAGTGCGGGCTGCGACGAGGTGCCGTGCCATCGTGGGCAGGTCTTCGAATGGGACCTCGCGGGTGAGGACGCCCGTGATGGTCGCGGCCTGCGTGGTGCTCATGAAGTCACGCAGGTCATATGTCTGATTGGTGCGGTCGAACAGGCGTCGGCCACGTTGGACAAGCTGGGTGTGCTGGGTGTCCAGCGCCAGGGTGTCGTTCGGGAGGTACACGAAGCCGGTGAGGGCGTCGAGCTTGAGTTCGACTTGATCGATGTTGAACCACCAGCCACGCGAGAGTTCAAGCGTGAGGGAGTTCGATAGGGTCAGCAGTGCCGACTGAACAAAGGGGTGATCGTTGTCTACAGCGTTGAGTGGGCTCTCGCCCATCGTCGCCAAACAGCCGTTCACAACGTCGAGGGTTGAGAAGTTAGCCATGGATGCTCCAAACGCAAAAAACCCCTCGGGGCACCCATGAATCTGGGGACCGCGAGGGGAGGGGTTGTGCTTACTTGGACTTCAGCACGGCCGCGTATTGCGGGTTGTCCGGCGTCACACCGAAGGAGATGTGCGCGTCGATGAACCACGACTTGCTCGGCTTGTCGTAGAAC